CAGATGCTCCGCACGGTCAAGGTTTACGGGCACTTGGCAGAGCACTGCGGTCAAAGCGTGTTTGAAGCATTGGTGCGTGTGCCAGCCGATGCAATCAAGTTTTTGCTGTGTAATTTTCCTGAGCTACGCAGCTTGATGCGGGACGGTTACTACAAGGTGGCTGTCGGTAAATATGATTTGCAGCTTGCGGACCATCCTGAGCAGCTGCACTACCCGATGGCTGCGGATGATGTGGTGAAGATCATCCCGGTTGTGTCTGGTGCGGGCGGCAAAGGTCTTGGTCAAATTTTGTTGGGGGCTGCCCTTATAGGCGTTTCGCTACTTGTGCCGGGCTCAGGAGTTGCCGGGACTTCGTTTCTTGGCAGTGCTGGCGCTGGCGCATCATTAGGAGCAAATCTTGCTGTTGCGGCTGGAAACCTTGGCCTTGCTTTGTCGCTTGGCGGTATTGCAACGATGATTACGCCTGTGCCGCAGCAGCCTGAAGCGCCTGGTGAAGGCCAAGGCGGTTTTGCCTTTTCTGGAGCAATAAACACCAGCCAAGAAGGTATTCCTGTCCCTGTCGTTTACGGAGAGATGATCGTCGGTAGTGTTGTTTTAAGCACCAGGTTGATCACGAACAAGATCGACGACACATCGGAGACGAAAGGAGGAGTTTGACATGGCACTTAGCGACGGTCTTAATTCCAGACAGCTTGCTCAAATTATTGACCTTTTATGCGAAGGCGAGATTGAGGGTTTTCCTAACGCAGGCATAGATCGCAGCACCAATCCGGATGAGTACGCGATCGGCGCGCTAAAAGATGTGTTTTTTAACAACACACCTGTATTAGGACCTGACGCCAGTATTACCAGTGGCGTCACTCTTGAGAGCGACACTATCAAGGAAAATCTAAATTTTGACCTTAGCAAGGGTATTTTCCAAACCAAGCTTGGTTTGCAAGATCAAGTTCCTTTTACCAAGTTTTCTCAGACATCGAGCAGCAGTACCACACAAGTCAATACTTTGGTCCCTAAAGGGTCTTTGACGAGCACCGATACGCAACTGTTTTTCCCGAACGAAGGCACTCCGGTTACAAGAACAATTACTGATGTGGACGTTGATCAGGTAAACATTACTGTAGGAGTTCCAGCGTTATCAAGGGTCAAGCATGACACTGGAACGATCAAAGGATCCGCGCTGCGGTATAAGATACAAATTCAATATAACGGCGATTCTGATTTTACCAATGTGCCGATTACAGGCAGCACTGACAAAGTTAATAACGACGGAGACCTTGGTGAAGGCAATTTTCAAATAAAGGGTTACACCCCTGACTTGTTTCAACGAACGCATGAAATTAAGTTCACAGCAAAGAAAACACTTAACGGTATTGAGGTAAACGACCCAGATAAATACCCAATCAACATACGAGTTACAAGGACAACAAATCAAATCAGAAAAGACGATATTTTTACTGATGATTTCTTTTGGTACAGCTTTGACCAAATAATTACTGACAAACTGCGCTATCCCAACACTGCACTTTTTGCGTCGCAATTTGATGCACAACAGTTTCCAAGCATCCCTAAACGAACATTTCGCATCAGAGGCCTAAAAGTACGCATTCCGCACAATGCAAGCGTCAGAGGGGACGGCTCGCTTGATTACGCTGGAACGTTTAACGGCACATTCAAGGCAGCACGAGAATGGTGTAGCGATCCCGCGTGGATTCTGTATGACCTGCTAACCAACACGAGGTATGGCCTTGGTGCGTATATTCTTACGCCTGCAGAACTAAAAATTGCTGAAGCAAGAACTGGTGATCAGTTTGAGGGAACAGATGATGTAGCAACCAACCTTGACATTTACAGCTTTCAGCAAGCCAGCGTTTACTGCTCAGGCCGAGTAAGCGATAACGCTGGTGGAACGGAAGCTCGATTCGGTTGCAACGTTGCGATTACATCACAGCAAGACGCATACAAGCTGGTTCAGCAGCTGTGCTCTGTCTTTAGAGCAATGCCGTTCTGGGAAGCCGGAACGTCTACAGCAGGAACAGGCGGGATCTCTCTAGCGCAAGATCGTCCTGAGGACTTTACTTACATTTTCAATCAGTCGAACGTAACCGTAGAAGGCTTTGCCTATTCGGGTTCGAGCATGAAGGGCCGCCCGACTTGTGTTGCGGTCAGGTATTTCGACATGGAAGCTCGCGACTTCCGTCAAGAGCTTGTCGAGCTAAACAGTCAATTTATTAACTCAACAGACCCCAACGTCGATTTTCTTGATAAGTACGGATACAACAAGCAAGAGATCGACGCTTTTGCTTGCACCAGCAGATCACAGGCGCGGCGTTTAGGTAAGTGGTTCCTTTACACAAGTCATCGGGAAACTGAGGTTTGTAGCTTTTCAACTGATGTTGCCGCTGGCATTATTGTTCGCCCTGGTGATTACATCAAGATTAGTGATCCTGTTCGCACAGGGCGTGTTGTTGCTGGCCGAGTTACCTCTGGATCAACGCTGACGCAGATCAAGCTAGATCGAAGCGACACCGAAATGTTCGGAGAGACTGCGCCAGTAGGGTTTGAGTTTCACACTATCGACACTGACGGCAAGTACACCCAAGTTGGCAGCTCAAACATTGTGGGCAACACCGTCACGCTTGGAACGGCATTGAACGCACTTTCCAGTCCTAGAAAAGTACCTGCTGCTGGAGCGCCTTTCCAAATTGGGTATCAAGATGTCATTCTGACGCAGTGGCGCGTGCTGACTGTTGAGGAAGGCGATGGTGTTTACAACATCACGGCAGCAGCCCATGTCAGGGAAAAGTACGACATTGTTGAAGACTCCAGCTATACCTTTCCGCCTCGCTCGTACTCACAGCTTGATGCTGCACCAGATCCAGTTACAAACCTGCGCTTAGAAGAAGTTTTCTACGAAGAAGGCGATAAGGCATTGCAACGGATCCAGATCAACTGGCAGCAATCAGTTCGCGCCAACGCTTACAAAGTTGTATATGCATTGGATGCTGACAACGAAGTAGAGGTCATTGTTACCACTACAGGCTATGACATTCTGAATTCTGAGGTTGGAACGTATAACGTTGACGTTACAGCTCTCAGCTACAACCCTGACAGAGGGGAAAGCAGAGCAACTACTGCAAGAATTAATGCTGTCGGCAGAACAACTGCACCGTCTAACATTGCAAGTCTAAACATTACGGCGATTGACCAGCACAACGCTGAGCTTCACTGGCCAGAGGCAACAGATCTTGACGTAAAAATTGGTGGAGTCGTTGAGATTCGCCACAATCCACGTCTTACCGGCGAAATTAAATGGAGCGAAAGCGAAAAAATAACACCTGCCGTTAATGGCAGCACAACTCGCAAAATCGTTCCACTCAAGGATGGGCACTATCTTGTTCGGACTAAGAACTCAAGTAATGTTTATGCGCCGCTAGCAGGCATTCCATCAGTCAAGGTTGATCTGCCTGAGCCTCAAGATCTTGAGGTTGTTCAGACCTTTACCGAAAGCCCAAATTTCACCGGAACGTTCTCGCAGTCGTTCAACAGCGTTGACGAAGGCGGCATCACTCTTGAGGCTGACGGCCAGATTGATGACATCACCGACTTTGACAGCGTTACCAACATCGACTTCTTTGGTGATGTGGTGTCTGTCGGCAGTTACATCTTCGCCAATACGCTCGACATGGGCGCTGTTTACGACGTAGAGCTACTAGCCAACCTGCAGATGAAGTCGATAAACCCAGATGACTTCTGGGATTCACGTTCCAACAACATCGACACCTGGGACGACATCGACGCCGATGATCTGTCAGAAACCAACGCTGAACTGTATTCACGCGCCACCAACGATGATCCAAGTGGCTCGCCTACTTACGGCACCTGGGAACCTTTTGCTAATGCCACCAAACGTGGGCGTGGCTTTCAGTTCAAGGTTGAGATGGAAACAGGCAACGATTCACAGGATCCTGTTGTCCAAAGCTTGGGCGTTACGGTCAGCTTGCAACGCCGAACTGAGCAACAGCGCGACATTAGCAGTGGTACGTCAGCTAAAGCAGTGACGTTCCCATCTGCTTTTTACAGCACGCCAAGCATCACGATTACAGCTACCAACATGGCGACGGGCGATTTCTTTGAGTTGAGCAGTGTCAGCAGGACTGGCTTCACCATTACTTTTAAGGCGTCTGGCGGTAGCATTGTGGATAGGACATTCGACTACCAGGCGGTAGGCCACGGCAAGGAGATCACCTAATGGCTCAGGCAACTGACTATTCACTCGCTAACCAGTCAGGTGCGAACTTTCGTACTGAGCTGAACTCGATCCTTGGAGCGGTCCAGACGCTAAACAGCGGGTCATCAGCACCAAGCAACTTGGTTGCTCACATGGTGTTTTTGGACACCAGTACCACACCGGCCACGCTCAAGATTCGGAATGCTGCTAACGACGGCTTCATAACGCTTGGAACGGCATCGACCAACTTCGGCTTGGTCAGTGCCTCTGGTGCAACCTTTACGGGCGACATCACGCTGAACGCGCAATCGGATGTGCGTTTTGCTGATTCAGACAGCAGCAACTATGTAGCGCTCCAAGCTCCTGCCACTGTTTCCAGCAACCTTACGTTCACGCTGCCTTCTGCTGATGGAACGGCAAACCAAGCGCTGAAGACTGACGCAAGCGGCAACCTCGGCTTTGCTTCCTTCCTGCTTGCTACTGAAACCACCAACGGTCAGGTGGTCACGGGCGGTGTGCGTGGAGCGATTACAACGCTGACCGACGCGTCAACCATTGCGATTGATATGGATGACAATAATAATTTTCAGGTAACGCTCGGCGGGTCAAGAACTCTCGGCAACCCGACAAATGTTGTTGAAGGTCAGACCGGGTTTATTGAGGTAATTCAGGACGGTTCGGGCAATAGAACCTTGGGATACGACACAAACTATCGCTTTGTTGGCGGATCGCCGCCAACGCTAACTACGACAGCTAGTGCAAAAGATGTACTGGCGTACGCTGTTTTGTCAGACGAAAAGATTCTGATCACTGCTCACCTTGACGTTAAGGCTCAATCCTGATGACAGTTCCCGGCAATCTTTCTTCCCCTCTGCTGGCAACTGCTGCTGCGGCTGCTGCTGCGGCTGCAGGGCCGACCCGTTCGCTGCGTTTCAACTCAGGAGATTCGGCGTACCTTAATCGCACCCCGTCATCTTCTGGCAACCGCCGCACGATGACGATTTCGTTTTGGTATAAAAACACCGTTAAAACAACTAGCGGACAGCAACCTTTTTTGGCTGGTCAATTCACTACGCCAACAAAAGATTTCTATACAATGCTTTCCAAGCTTCAGGATGGCAGCCTTTTCTTTAGCGCAAGACTAGGCGGCAGTGACCTTTTTACTCTGCGCACATCTCAAGTGTTGCGTGATCCGAATGCATGGTATCACATAGTTTTAGCGATTGATACCACACAGGCGACCGCCGCAAACCGTGTCAAATTTTATATTAACGGCTCTCAAGTAACAGATTTTCAAACCGAAACATATCCATCTCAAAATAAAC